AAGTAACAGATAAGCCTAAACAAAATCCCAAACTTGAAAAACGATTTTCTGAGCTTACAAAACGAGCCAAACAAGCAGAGGCAGATAAAGCAAGTTTAGAAGCACGTTTACAAGAACTTGAGAGCAGACAAACCCCTGCAACCCAAAAAGTTGATCCTGTCATCGAAAAACCACAAGCATCGCAGTTTAATGATGCTTTTGAATACGCTGAAGCATTAGCCGAATGGAGCGCAGAAAAGGCATTAGAACAGCGTGATATACAAGAACAGCAACGCAAGGTAGATGAACAGAGAAACGAAGTAATCAAGTCGTGGTCTGCAAAACTCGAAGCTGCTAAAGCTGATATTCCTGACTTTGACGATATGGTAGCTTCTAGCAACGTGCAAGTACGAGATGAAGTACGAGATGCAATTCTAGAATCAGATGTAGGCCCACAAATCCTATATCACCTGGCATCAGATGATGATTACGCTAGTAAATTGGCAGCAATGCCGACTAATAAAGCACTCAAGGAATTAGGGAAATTGGAAGTTCAATTCGAGCGTAAAGAAGCTCCTGTTGAGAAAAGCGAAACTGTTGCTCGTAGTAAAGCACCAGCACCGATTAAGCCTTTAACTGCCGGAAAAGGAACTTCAGACGTTCTTATTGATGGCAATGGAGCATTTCATGGGACTTATGCCCAATGGAAAGCTGCAAGACAGGCTAAACGGATACGCTGATATACCCAATATTTAATAAAGGAAATAAATCATGGCAAATAATTTGCTAACCATTTCCAAGATCACTAACGAAGCGTTGATGGTCTTAGAAAACGAATTAACATTTACATCTGAAGTAGATCGTAACTATGACGATCAATTCGCTGTGGTATAAAGCCTGCCTCAGTTTTTACTGTGGATCTTATATTTGAGGTGGTAAGATCGGTAACACAGTAAACGTCCGTAAAAAGAGTTAGGTGTGCGGACGAAAAAGTTTCTCTGATTGACTTGGAGTCCCAGAAGTGGGTAACAAGGGGCAAGCGAAAGCAGCCTGAACGACTAAGTGAGAAGCCCCGAAAGGGATGCGATAGTCTGAACTAGGATATAACTAAAGAAGTCCTAGAGTGCGATTCGAAGAAGTTGCACCGCCATGAAAATGGTCAGTAAGTCGAAAGACTGAAAGTAACAGAATGAAACCTGGACGCTTTATTGGAACTACAGGGCCAGCCCTGAACGTAGAAGACTTCAATGAAACTTCTGTGCCTGTGACTTTGTCAACTCAGTTCCACGTTGACACACAGTTCACAACACAAGATTTGGCATTGTCTTTAGATATGTTCTCTGACCGTGTATTGAAGCCTGCTGTGGCTGCTATTGCCAACAAGATTGACCGTGATGGTACTTTGCAAGCTGCTAACAACACAGCCAATATCGTTGGTGTTGCTGGTACTCCTCCAACAGGTTTGATTACTTACCTGACTGCTGCTGCTTACCTTGATTCTGAAGGCGCACCACGTGATGGTCGTAGAAGCTGTATCGTTGAGCCATTCACATCTGCAACTATCGTTGACAGCTTGAAAGGTTTGTTCGTTCCACAAGAAGCAATTGGCGAACAGTATCGTAAAGGTTTGATGGGTCGTGATTCCGCTGGCATAAATGTTTGTGCCACTATTCAGTAATGAATGGTTAAAAACTTTCTCTGATTGACTTGGAACTCTGGAAGCAGACAACAAGGGGCAAGCGATAAAAAGCAGCCTGAACGACTAAGTGAGAAAGCCCCTAGAAATAGGGTGATGCGATAGTCTGAACTAGAACGTAACTTAAAGGTAGTAATAAGTTCTAGAGGGTAGGTCGAAGAACCAACCCCGCCATGAAAATGGTCAGTAACCGAAAGGTGAAAGTAACAGAAATGGAACTGGAAAATGGATCAAAACATCGTAGCTCACCAATTTGGTAGCTTTGCTGGTTCTGCTGCTATTACTGGTTCTGCTGGTTTCTTGACAAGCGGTTGGGCTTCTTCAAGCACAATCACTTTGACATTGACTTCTGGCGTTTCTTTGAACCAAGGCGATACATTCACAATCGCTGGCGTTTATGCAGTTAACCCACAAAATCGTCAAGCTTATGGCTCTAACAAGTTGCGTAACTTTGTTGTAAACACAGCAGTTAGCGGTTCAGGCGGCACAATCCAAGTTAACGTATCTCCAGCTATTATTACTGCTGGTCAGTTCCAAAACGTAAGTATTCCTACTGCGTTGTCTGGTGCTGCTGTTAACTTCTTTAACCAGTCTGGTACTGTTTCCCCACAAAACATCATTATGCACAGAAATGCGTTTTGCCTTGCGGTAGCTGATTTAGAGCTACCTGAGGGAGTCCATTTCGCTGGTCGTGCTTCTGATAAAGAAATCGGCTTGTCTATGCGTGTAGTGCGTCAATATACCATTAACGAATGTGCGAATGATCAGTCATTTGCATTGGTGGCCTAATAAGGTAACTTATTATGGAAAAATTTTCTCTGATTGACTTGGAAATCTCGAAGGAGATGACAGGGCGCAAGCAGGCGAAAGCCGTGCAGCGTGAACGACTAAGTGAGAAAACTTCCTGCAAAGGAAGATGCGATAGTCTGAACAGCGATATAACTAAAGAAGTCGCTGAGTTTGGGTCGAAGAACTCAGACCGCCAGAAATGGTCAGTAAGCCAAAAGCTGAAAGTAACAGATTGCAATAATGACAGTATTCCTACTCGTTTAGACGTTCTGTACGGTTGGGCTAACTTGTATCCTGAACTCGCTTGCCGTGTTGCAGCTTAATTTAACGGATAACGAAAGGAAACTATATGTCTAATCCAGGACCAGCAGTCACAACCTCGATTCACCCACAAGTATTAGGTTCTAACCAAGCATTGCGTTTGATCGCAACTGCTCAAGCTGTTAGCCTATCTAATACAGGTGATACCGCAGTAAACGTAATTGATGTTACTAACTACGTTCCAGTTTCAGTTATTACAGCTAACGCTAATAACGCTGGTGCAGCAGTTTCTGGCATTTCTAGCATTTACTTAGGTGTGTATCAGGCTCTAGGCGCTACAGGTACAGCAATCTACACAAAGGCAGCTTTGGCAACTAACACTACTGTTGCTAACGCTTCTGTGCAGCCTGCTACTCTGACAGCTAGTGCAACAAGTTCACAAACTTTGTATGTAAACATTTCTTCATCTACCGCAACTGGTACGATTGACGTTTATGTATACGGTTACGACTTGTCAGCACAGTAATCTGTTGTAAAATAGAAGCCCACCCCCTAAAAAGGGTGGGTTTTTATCATCTAAGGGGATCTTATGAAGAATGTAATGATTGCAATGCCTTGCTATTCAGCAAAGGTACATTTTCCGACTATGCGAGCTATTTTGCTTGATGCCATCAATATTATTGGTCGTGGCGATAAATTTTCTATTGCCGAAGATATAGGAAATAGCGATATTGCAGGCTCAAGAGGGGCTTTATTTGGCGCTTTTGTACGTTCTAAAGCAGATACCCTTGTGTTTATTGATGATGATGTATTTTGGACTCCAGGTTCACTTATTAAGTTAATTGACCATTCTGTTGATGTCGTAGGTGGTATTTACCCTAAAAAGCGTGATCCGCTTGAATGGCCTTTTAAAATTGGCATTAAAGACGAATATAGAGTAGATCCCAATACGGGACTAATGGAGGTGATTGGCTTACCTGGTGGTTTTATGAAGATAACCCGTAATTGCGCTGAAAAGATGATTGAGGCATATCCTCGTCAAACATTGCGTAGCGTTAGCGAAAATACCCAGTTTTGGCCTTTATTTGATCCTTATCAAACCCCTGATGGAAATCGTCTAAGCGAGGATTTTAGCTTTTGTCAAAGATGGATTGATATAGGCGGTCAAATATGGGCAGATTTTGAAATAGAGATGGGTCATATTGGCTATAAATCTTTTGTAGGAACTGTTGGAAAACACTTGAGAGAACAAGAAAACAATGTAAAATAGTTGCAGATTTACAACAAACCCCTTTGCAAAGGAAAAAATATGTCTAGCACTACTGTTACTCGTGGTAATTCCCACGAAACTTTTTACATTTCCCCATCAATTACCCCTGCTGCTGTAGCTCCAAATACATCTGCTGCACAGACTTTTAGCGTTGGCGGCCTCCAAACTACCGATTTTGTATTGGTTCAAGGCTATAACGGCTCACAAACTGCTGGTATCGTAATTGCTGAAGCTGATTGCTTAACTGCTGGCGTATTGTCAATTCAGTTTGCTAACGTAGCAACTGCTACTGCTACTCCTGCTTCTGGCGCATACGCTATTCAAATTACTCGTTTAGAAGGCCCAGCACCTACTACTGCTGTTTAAGGACAAATCATGGCTAACGTATCAGCTTATCGCTTTGTTGGCCCTACAACGGCCATTGCAGTAACCACAGCTAGTTCGACTTCTGTAACGATTACCCCTGCTGGTAACGACCAGCCGAATTTTTGTGGCTTTTTAAACGTAGGTACTACACCTATCGCTATTACTATTGCTCCAGCAATTGCAGGAACTACGACAACTGCACCAGCAGCCGTGTTGCCTACAGGTGGAAATAGCTCACAAAGCTTTGTTTTAGGCGTATCAATGTCACAACCTACTGTGCTTGCAGTACCACCTAGCTTTGCTATTACAGCTATCGGCACAGCTAATACGCTTTATGTATTGCCTATGGTTGATCAGAACTAAGGAAAATCATGTCATATACCAATGCAGTAGCATCAACTTCGACTACGAATATAGTTCCTGTTCAGGCTCAATTTAACTCTGTTGGCGTATGCACAGGTTTAATTGGTCCTGGTGGAGTTGTATTTTCACCTCCATTAACAGGCAATACTGAAAACCCAGCAACTTTGTCTATGGGTGGCAATTTAATTGCTACTTCTAATACATTGCCTACTATTGGTTCTGGATTTGGCACAGGCCCAACAATTACAGCAGTTAGCACATTTGTGTTTAAAATTGTAGTTGGTACAGGCGGTGCAGCAAATGGAACAATTACGCTTCCTACAGCTCCTAATGGATGGTTAGCTTTTGCAGCAGATGTTACAAGCGGATCTACTTTATTCTTGCAATTAACAGGAAGCACAACAACTTCAGTAACATTTACTAGCTATTCTGTAACAACTGGTGCTGCTGCAAATATGTCTGCTGGAGATGTAATTCTAGTTAATGCAATAGCCTACTAAGGGTAAATTATGGCTACTGGGCCAGCATTAACGCAGGATCAAAATTTACTGCCTGTTCAGGCTTATTTTGACTTACAAGGGAATTTTCAAACCTTTATAGGCCAGAATAAGCCCTTTTATGCTTCAATTAATCCTGTTCAATCAGGGTTAACCATTACCAATAGTACCGTTGATAGCACAGTTATTGGCGGCACAACCCCAGCAGCAGGCACATTTACAAGCTTAACAACGACTACAGGAACGATTAGCACAACTCCTGTTAATGGATTAGACATTACTAACAAATCATATGTTGATAACTTTGTTCAAGGTCTTAATGCTAAAGCTGCGGTAATTGCCGCTACAACGGCTAATATCACGCTTTCAGGTCTTCAAACGATTGATGGGTATACAACCCTAGCTGGTGATCGAATCCTCGTTAAAAACCAGTCTTTAAGCCAAAATAATGGCATTTACATAGCATCAGCAAGCGCATGGACTAGATCGCCTGATATGGATACATGGGCAGAAGTTCCATCTGCTTATATGTTTGTTATGCAAGGCACAACTCAAGCAGATACTTCTTGGTTATGTACTAGCGATCCAGGCGGCACATTAGGCGTTACTTCTATTACTTTTGTTCAATTTGGCTCTGCTGGATCATACACAGCAGGCACAGGGTTAACCCTAGCAGGAAGCCAATTTAGCATTACCAATACAGGTGTTTCTGCATCTACTTATGGTTCTGCAAGCGCAGTTCCTGTAATCGCTGTAAATGCACAAGGCCAAATAACTAGCGCTACTAATACATCTATTGCTATTGCTAATACCCAAGTTAGCGGTCTTGGCACAATGTCTACGCAAAACGCTAATAGCGTAGCAATAACAGGGGGATCAATTAATGGTACGACTATTGGAGCTTCTGCTGCTTCTACTATTTCTGGCACTACTATTACTGCCACAACACAATTTAGTGGTGCTGGTACTGGCTTAACAGGCACGGCAAGTGGTTTATCTATTGGTGGAAATGCTGCAACTGCAACATCAGCTACAAGCGCAGGATCTGTAACTAACAGTCTTACATTTAATAATGGTGGTACTGGTGGAGCATCTGGGTCAACTTTTAATGGCGCATCTGCGTTAACTGTTTCATACAACACTATTGGCGCTCCGAGCACAACAGGAACAGGTGCAAGTGGCACATGGGGCATCAGCGTTACAGGCAATGCTGGAACAGTTACCAATGGTGTATATACAACTGGTAGCTACTCAAATCCTAGCTGGATTACCTCAATTTCAGGATCTATTGTAAGTGGCGCAGTAGCTAGTGCTACAACAGCAACGAATGTAGCTGGTGGAGCAACAGGTTCACTTTTATATCAATCTGCTGCAAGCACAACTACTTCTTTAGGATTAGGCACATCAGGTTATGTATTAACTGCTGGCGCATCTGCACCGCAATATGTAGCTCAAAGCACATTATCTGTAGGATCTGCAAGCACAGCGACAACATCTACTAATTTGGCTGGTGGTGGCGCTGGATATGTGCCTTATCAGTCTGCAAGTGGCACAACTGCTTTTGTGTCAAGTGGCACAACAGGTCAAGTTCTCACCAGTAATGGGACTAGCGCACCAACTTGGACAACTCCAACGGCATACGCAACTGTAACAGACGATACTACTACTAACTCGACTCGTTATCCATTATTTGCGAATCAAACAAGTGGTAATATTTCTACTGAATATACAAGCTCTACTAAGCTTCAGTACAACCCTAGTACAGGTGTATTTACATCTACTAGCTTCTCAGGCGCAGGCACAGGGCTTACAGGGACTGCATCTAGCTTGTCAATTGGTGGCAACGCTGCAACAGCAACTTCAGCCACTTCTGCGACATCTGCCACAACAGCAACAAACTTGGCTGGTGGTGCTAATGGTAGCGTTCCTTATCAAACTGGATCAGGAGCAACCACTTTCCTTGCTGCTGGTACTAACGGTTATGTTTTAACTTTAGCTGGTGGTGTACCTACTTGGGCTGCTGCCTCTAGTGGTTTAACAATTACAGATGACACCAGCACTAATGCAACTCGCTATTTAACATTTACAAGTGCCACCACAGGAACAATTACAAGCGAAAACACAAGTTCTACAAAATTAAGTTATAACCCATCTACAGGGCTTTTGAACTTTATTTCCGCTACGATGGCTGGAACTGCAAGTGCTTATGCTTTTAAAACACCAAATATTGCAGAACCCACAACTGTATCTGCAACTGCTGCAACGGGAACTATTAACTATGATGTAACAACTCAGTCTGTTTTGTATTACACAAGCAACGCAAGTGCAAACTGGACTGTTAATTTTAGAGGATCAAGTGGTACTTCATTAAATACTTTAATGGCTACCAATGATTCAATAGCTATAACATTTATGGTTACACAGGGATCAACTGCTTATTACAATTCTGCTGTAACAATTGATGGAACTTCTGTTACCCCTAAATGGCAAGGAGGGTCTGCTCCATCTAGCGGAAATGCTAGCGGTATTGATGTATATAACTATGTAATTACCAAAACTGCATCTGCTACTTATACTGTTTTGGCTTCAATAACTCAATTCAAATAATGCCTAGATTATCTAAAACTGGCACAGCATCTTTAGCATCTTTTGGATGGACTACTGGAAGTTCATCATATCCAATTAACTATTTATTAATTGCTGGTGGTGGTAGTGGTAGCGGAATTGCTGGCGCTGGTGGTGGTGGCGGTGGATTTTTAACAGGAAATACACCAATAATAAAAAATTTAACCTATGTAATTGTTGTAGGTGCTGGGGGATCAGGTGGAACATTTGCAGTTCCAGATGGAACATCGGGTGGAAATTCAACTGCATTTGCATTAGTTGCAATTGGAGGTGGAAATGGTGGATATAACTTCCCTGCTGGATCAGGTGGTTCAGGTGGTGGAGGCAATAGTAGTGCTGGAGGTTTAGGAACTGCTGGGCAAGGAAGTAATGGTGGATCAGGTAGTCCAAGTGGCCCTAATTATGGTTGCGGTGGTGGCGGTGGAGCTAGTTCAGGAGGTGGAAATGGAACATCTACAGCAGGAGCAAATGGTGGCCCTGGTTTAGCATCGTCAATAACAGGATCAAGCGTAACTTATGCTGGCGGTGGAGGAGGTGGAACTTTCCAAGGTGGAACTGCTGGTTCAGGAGGATCTGGAGGCGGTGGAAACGCTGGAGCTGGTGGCGGCAATAATCCAGGTCAATCAGGAACAATATATACTGGTGGTGGCGGTGGTGGCGCAAGTTATCAAAATGCTGGACAAGCTAGCGGTGGAAATGGCGGTTCAGGGGTTGTAATTTTATCTGTTCCAACAGCATCTTATTCAGGAATTACAACAGGATCACCAACGATAACCACTAGCGGAAGCAATACAATTATTAAATTTACATCAAGCGGAACTTATACAGGATAAATGGAGAATTAAATGGGTCATTATGCAAAAGTAGTAGATGGCAAAGTTACACAAGTAATTGTGGCTGAAGCCGATTTTTTTAACACATTTGTAGATTCATCACCTGGTTCTTGGATTCAAACAAGTTATAACACTCGTGGCAATAAACACTACGGATCAGATGGCAAAGAAGATAATGGCGCACCTTTGCGTGGCAATTATGCTGGTATTGGATATACATACGATCAAGCGCACAATGTATTTTATGCGCCACAACCTTATTCTAGTTGGGTATTGAATCAAAACACAT